ATGCTACTGCAGGAAGAAGGAGAATCAGCAAGGCAAATATATATTATTCAAGAATATTAGAAGATGCTGAGAGTGGAGATACTTCTTATTATTTCTTAGGAGACCTTGATTTAAATAAAGGGTTTAGATTGTCGGGAACAACTAAATATAATACATTCCAAGAAGTAAATAGTGGGACTTCTTCAGATACAGGATTATCTTGTTCTTCATCCGATATAACATATCAAACCGATGGTAGTGGAGATATTATCAGAAGCAAAGATGGAGACCTAGATTTCTCTAAATTTTTTAGTGTAGGTGATAGGATTAAAATAGTTACAGAAACAACTGCTTTAACAGGTTATACTCTAAATGCTGACGGAGATTATGAAGTAGAAGTTACAATAAAATCAATTTCAAATGATAGCGGAACTAATAATAAGTTAGTTGTAAATGAGGAGATAACAGGAGCAGGTGAATCTGCCGAACAAAATGCATCATTTTCATTTATGGGAGTATTTGATAGATTTAAAGCAATCTCATCATCTGAGTTAATAAATTCCAGTGCAACATTGACAGTTACAGGAACATTGACTGATACACGTATATTTACATTAACTGATGGAGATGGGAATACTGCTGTATTTAAAATAGATACGGGAGATACATTAGCAGATGGTAGTCTTATAGGCGGTGGTGGTAGTGATGCTACTTTTATTAATGTAGGAACTAGTGGAGTTAGTACGAATAAAGACTTAGCTCATCGAATAACAACTGCAATTAATGGAGTGACTTCATTTAATAATTCACAAACTTTACATATAACTGCAAATGATAACCAAGCTACAGAAGGAGAAATATTATTAACTCAAGATATTCCTGGTACTGGTGGAGATACTGTAATATTAAATACAGAAGCAAATCTTACAGCTAGTGCAGGATTTACTGGAAATGCTAAAGGTCCAATTAATTATACTGATTTAAGACCAATTGAAATAGCAACTCCTCCAATGATTGATGTATTTGAAACAAAAGCATTATATAAGAATGATGTTGAATATACTTCTGCTAGATATAAAACACATACTATTAATAATGGAATTGTTTATGCAGGAAATGTTATGCAAGGTGGAGTAATATATCCAGATAGAATATTAAAATCATTACCTAGTAGACCTGATTTATTTCCAAGTGATAGATTTATAGAAGCTGCAGTTAATGATGGTGATGAAATTATAGTAATTGAATCTTTTAATGATAGAATATTACAGTTTAAGACAGGAAGCCTTTCTATCATAAATGTATCTGGTTCATTAGAATATCTAGAAAATAGATATGAATATTTAGGCGTAAGTAGTGTAATGGCTGTATATAAAACTGATAGAGGAGTTATATTTGCTAATAAAAGTGGTGTCTATATATTTATAGGAGAAGGAGAACCTACAAAACTTACAAGTAAGATATCAGATGCAGAGTGGGTATCTTTTGTTAATGGTGGGCCAGACCTTTTAGCATTATTGTATACTCCACTTAAAGACCAAATTATGGTAGGGCATAAAACTACTCAAGATGCTTATATTATAGACCTTAGAACACAATCTATTGGATTTGGAAAAGATATATTTTTACTAGGAGACCAAAATACAAATGTAGTTTATGATACTAAAAATAATCAACCTGTATTTTTAAGTGAAGCTTCTAATGCTTTAAATTTCTATACATTATATAATACAGAAGATGATACTTATTTACAGACAGTAACCCATGCATTAAATGAGCCATCAACATCAACAGATATTGCATCATCGCATGGGATGGCCGTAGAATTTAAACACCTAGACTTTGGACTTCCTGAAGTCAGAAAAAAGATACGTAGTGTTTCTATTACAACTAAAAATTCAGATGGACAATTAAAATTACAATATTCTACGAACTTAGGAAATTCTTGGGCAGATATAGGAGCTGATGAAGCTGCATCTACAATAACAGATTATGCAGTGATTAATGATAGTTATTCAAGGCAAAGATTTGATGTAAGTATTAATAATATTTATACATTTGGATTGCGAATTGTTCCTACAGGAACTCATGCATCTAAGGCTGCTAATTTTGGCGTACAAGATATTTCAATAGTATATAGATTGAAGAATGTCAAATAGAAGAATAGACAATTTAAGAGAACCATCAAATGTACATTTTAAAGTACAAACGGGATTTCCTACTGCAGTTGATGCTAAAGAAGGAACATTAACTTTAAGATACGTTTCGGGAACTGGCTTGTGTTTATTTGCATATCATGCGCATAGGTGGAATATGACAAAACTTTCACCAATGAACGCTAAAGATGAAACAATTGTAGAGAATTTAGTAGTTAAAAACCTAGAAGTAGATAAAACAGCAAAGTTTAAATCATCAAAAATTGACATATCTGATAAGAATTTACCAGAGATAAGAAAATGGAATAAGTCTTATAATGATATAAGGAGTGGAGAAGTTGACGCAAAATTTAAAGAAGTAATACTAGGAGCTTCTTTAGCTGTTGATTATGGTGGGACTGGTTCTTCTACGGCAGATGGAGCATTAGATAATTTAGGTGGAACAACTACTGGTAAGGAAATATTCACACTTGCTGACGGTTCTGGTGTTAGATATATTAGGATAGATGATGATGATGGGATAACTACAAGAGGTGTAGCTGATATCATTGATGATATTGGCCCTAGTATTGACACTGTAGGAACTATTGGGACAGGAACATGGGAAGCTACTAATATTGGTGTCGCACATGGCGGAACTGGATTATCAACTATGGGTGGAGCTAATTATATTTTATATTCTAGTGGTGCGACTTCAGCAATGACTGCATCTCAAACATTACCTTCTGCTGTGCAAGGTAATATAACTACTGTTGGAGATGTTACTACAGGGTCGTGGGGTGGAACTTATGAAACTGTTCTTCCTACTGCTAAGGGTGGAGTATCTGTTACAGGAACTACTGAAAATGCAGTATTAACACTAGGAGGTAGTGCGAATAATTTTACTGCTGAAGGTAATATGAAATATTATCAAGATGGGGCAGGATTTAATTGGTTGGAATTTACTTCATCTGGTTTTCAAGATGATGCTGTTATTATGTTTCCAACTGCAACTGCTCATAATGTTGCAGGAGATGATATAACATTACAAGCTGGAGATACAACTTCTGGAACATCAGATAACCAAGCTGGAGGCCATTTATATTTAAAAGGTGGAAGAGGAAAGGGTGATGAGGCTGGTGGTAATGTTGAATTTCATGTTTCAAAGGCAGGAAGTTCTGGTGATAGTTTAAATGCACATTCTATAGGAGGATATTTTGCAGGAAGTAATGGTAATTTATATTTATATAATAATTTGCAATTAGAAGGTTCTACTAATGAAGTTACTACACTATCTGTAGCAACAGACAATACAGGTGTATTTACAATAGCTACTACTGGAGATGGTGCAACTGATTCTGATATAGTTTTAGATGCAGATGGTGATATCTCATTAGAAGCAGCTGGTGGAGGTATTACATTAGATGCGGATACAATGATAGCTATAAATCATACTGGCACTACAACGGATACTATCAAGGGATTATTTGTAGATATAGATAAGTCAGGAGCAATAGCGGGGGGTCAAACAATAACTACTTATGGTTTAGATATAGATATTAATAATGATACAGCTACAGCTTCAGGGCTTGGTACTCATATTGTTAATTATGGTATAACACTTGATATGGTGACAACTGACGCTCATGTAGATAATAAACAATATGGAATAGATATAACACTATCTGGTACAGGAACTGCTACTAATGATGAATCACTTGGAATGCAAATAACTAATCAAGATGGTTATAAGGATATAAAGTTACGAAGTTCTGCAGACACAGCTGATTATTGTACTATAAGTACTACAGCCAATGGAGCTACAACCATTGAAACTGTTGATGGAGGAGCTACTGGAGCAGATTTAATATTTGATGCTGATGGAGCTATTATATTGGATTCTGCTAATGGTTCATTTACAATGAAAAATGCAGGGACAGCAATTGGTTTAGCTAAATCTGCTTATGCAGGAATGATACTTGGATATAGAATGATTGGAGAAGACGCAGCTGGAGGAAGCTCAATTGCTTTAGCAACATCTTTTGCAGTTATTCATGATGATGCAACTGTTAGATTTAACGCTCCTCCAAGCGGAGCGGTTGAAGTTATGGTACAGATTTATGCGGTTTCAGGTTCTAATTTTGCAGTATTAGAATTTGCATTGTCAACTACAGATACTGGCACATATACTTCTTTAGGCACTACTTATGAACAGAAAGTTGCACACTTTGATAGGTCAGATGATAAGGTAATACAATGTTATTGGACAGTAACAGGATTAATACCGGGAGATACATATAATTATTGGTTAGCAGCAGAAGCAACTGCAGGAACAACAACATTATATTGGGGTGGAACAGCAACGAGTACATATCCTGATTTTATTATGAAAGTAACAGCATTACCAAAAGCAATATCAGATTTTGTAGAGTATGATTAAAAAGAGTATATATTTAGCATTATAAGGAGATAAATAATGGCAGGGAAAAAAGAGGTTAAAAAATCAGCTAATGATGAGAAATTAGAATCTCTTCATGAACAATTCAAGGAAGTTATTAATAAGAGAGAAAAATTCTCAGAAGAGGTTAATAATTTGACAACGATTGCTCTTAAACTTCAAGGGGCTATTGAAGTACTTGAAGGCATGAAAAAAGAATCAGAAACAATAGTAGATGATTCGTGAGGCTAAGAAGACAAATTTTTGATAGGAATTATAAGAGATGAATAACTATATTATATTGATAAAAAGGACTTAAAAAAGTAAGATTATGGGAAAGAAAATAAGCGCAAAAGCATTAGCCTCTTTATATCCATCTACACAATGGCGTACTAGAAATGTCATTAATTCTGCAGTTACAAAAGTACAGAAAGCACATGATGAAGAATTTATGCGTTTACAAAGTGTACAACAGACATATCAAGCGATAATGAAATTTGGAAAAGCAGCATCAGAGGCTGGTAAAAGCTTTAAGCAAGCTAAATTAGCAGGATATGAAGGGAATATGCTTAACTATGCAAAAGAACCATCTGAAGCTCAGGGTGTATGGGAGGATAGATATAAGACATATAATAAAAAAGTAATGGATTCGACCAACAATGAACTTACTTTAGATAAATTATTTAAAACTACGCAAAAAAGACAAAAAGGACAAGGGGCTAAGTTTAAATTAGATAAGTTTTCTGAAAAAATGAGATTAGAAGATGAAAAAGGTGAATTTACTGATGATGAATCTACTTTTGGATTAAATACGTTATTAGATTATTATGAGCAATCTAAAAAAGAAACGCCTGAATTAGTTGAACTATCTAAAGAAGTAACTTCAATAAAAGAGGATGAATATGACCTTAATTTAGATGCTAATGAACCTTTCGCAGATATGCCGTATGATTCTTTTGAAGATTTAGATGACTTATCAGAAGCAGAAGCTCAAGAAGGTGATATTGAAGGAAATGAGGAATATTGGGATAATGC